ATACTGATCCATATTCTTCACCGTATCGGCAAGCGCTGCCAGCTTCTCGACCTGTATGATCGCGCTGGAGAGCTTGCTCATGTTGATACCCTCGATAGAGGCGGAGTAAGCCGCAAGACCATTGCCGAAAAGAACGAGCTGGTCGCCGAAGTCGGCAATGCTGTTGTCTCCGGTGAAGAAACTCACAAGCCCGCCGCAGTTCGGAATGGTATTGGAGAGTTCCACGAGCGCCTTACCGGCAGAAGCGGAATTGCTGACAGCACCGACATCCATTCCTTTGACAGCGAGAGAGTAGTCCTTCATGGCCTTTCCGAACGGAACCAACTGCTCTCCAAACTTGTCCATGTCATTCTCACCGGCAAAGAAGCCGACTACACCGCCGCTGTTCGGCAGCGTTGTGGCCATCTCTGCAAGTGCCTTACCGGCAGTCGCCGCTTTGGAAACAAGGTCGGCGTCCATCCCGCTGATTGCGTTGCTGAACTCCGTCATGCTTTCTCCGAACGGAACAAGCTCATCAGCAAAATCAGAAAGAGAAGAACTACCAGTGAACCAGGATGCAATACCCTGCACAAGCTCAGCCTTCGTAAGCAGCAATATCGCGTCTGTCAATGCCTGCACACCGCTGAACATCGCCGGAGAGATGCTGCTTGCGCCGTCGATAAACGGCCGAACATTTGTCATAAACGCTGCAAGATCACTGCCGATCTGCGGGAACTGACTGGAAATACCACTCATGAATCCACCGACAATGCCGCCGACAAACCCACCGATCGCTGTACCGATCTGCTCCAGCAGCTTACCGCCCTCACCGATCAGCCAGGAAAGGCCGGGGATCTGCGCAAGGGCACCGACAGCAGCAAGAACGATCGCCAGCTCAGCGATAAGAGCACCCATGCCGAGCACACCTATCATAGCGCTGGGGATCAATGCGGCTACCGCACCCAATGCGACCATAATGCCGGACAGCAGACCGATGCCGGCAATGGTTTTCACCAATACGCTTGTATCAAGTCCTGCCAGAGCATCAATGATGCCGGAGAAGAATGCCGCGATCACATTGACTGCCGCCTGAATAAGTTCGGGCAGCCGCTCTGCAATACCATTCAGCAGGTTGATCAGGAACAGCATGACAGAGTCAACGATTTCCGGAGTATAGTTTGCAAGAGAAGCGAGCACGCCGGACAGCAGTGCTAATGCCCCGTCAGCAATGGCAGGGACGCACTCGACAAGTACATCCACCAGCGTAAGAACGACGGCCTTAACAGCTTCTCCAATAGCGGGAGCCCCCTGAGCGATCACGCCGCAGAACGCTATAATAGCCTCACCGAGCTTTTCGGCAATGGCAGGGATCAACGCGGCAATCCCTGTGATGATCGTGCTGAGTCCTGCCACAATAACGGTCACACCTGCGCCAAGAGAAGTAGCCAAAGCGGTAATGCCGACTGCAATAGCCGACAGTCCGGCACCGGCAGCGAGAAGACCTGCTCCGATAGCTGCGGTACCGACACCGATCAACGCAAATGCTCCGGCAAGCGCCAGGATCGTCGGAACAAGAGGAGTCAGCACAAGGCCGGCCACACCGATCACGGTGAATGCACCGGCAATCGTCACAAGCCCCTTGGCGATGCTCTCCCAACTCATTGAGCCAAGAGCCAGCAGCACTGGAGTCAGAATAGCCAATGCGCCAGCCGCTACCAGCATGGCAGCAGAGCCAGGCAAAGTACCGTTCATCACATTCAGACCGATGGCAAGTTCTGCAAGAGCGCCGCCCATTGTGACGAGCCCCTTTGCGATCTCTTCCCAGGTCATACCGCCCATCTTTCCAAGGGCATTTGCCACGATCTCAAGTGCTGCACCGACAGCGATCAGACCAATGCCAACACTTATCGTGTTCTTCGGCATCACCTTCATGGCGATAGCCACTTCGGCCAATGCGCCGCCCATAGCGACAAGCCCCTTGGCGATCTGATTCCAGTCAAGGTTTCCGAAGTCGCCCATCGCGGAAGCAAAGATCTTCATAGCAGCGCCAATCCCGATCATTGCGATTCCGGTGGATACCAGGCCCTTTGCATCGCCAGTCAACTTGGTAAAGACCGTGATCTCCGCCAGAAGAACACCAATGGAGCCAAGCCCCTTCACAAGCTGTCCGAAATTGAGACTACCGAGATCCTTACAGGCGGATGCCAGGATTTTGATTGCCGAGGCAAGAATGACGATGCCCGCTGCTGTTGTCAAAGACTTTCCACTGAATTTTGCGGTGTTCATAAAGAGCGAGACTTCTGCCAGCAACACGCCGACACCGGTCAGCCCTTTTGCAAGCCCATCCCATTCAAGCGTTGCAAGGTCTGTGCAGACCGATGCAAGGATCTTGATGGAAGCCGCAAAGAGAACCATCTGTGTCGCGCCCTTCATCGAAGAACCGCCGCTCATGTTGAGCAACTTCACCGCGCCAACCATTGCAGCCATCAAGGCCGTAACACCGGCAACACCTTTTGCAAGCTGTCCGCCATCCAAGTCACCGATCTTCTTCAGAGCTGATGCAAGGATCAGGATGGATGTGGACATAGCGAGCATCACTGTCGAACTCTTCACCGCACCTTTGACATCTCCGCTGATTTTGGTAAAGACCGACATGGATGCCATCAGTTCAGCAAAGAGAACCGTAATAGCTCCCAGTGACGCAGATAACTTATTACTATCAATAAGAGAAATCGCGACGATAGATGCTGCCAGAATCGCAATAGCGCTTGCTATTTTCAGCAAAGTTCCGGCTTTTAACTGCGTCTGATACGCCTCAAAGCATCCACGAACCCCATCCAGAATCCCCTTCACATTGTCAAGAAGGCTTCCGACTTCATCAAAGGGCTTCGTCAAACTATTGGTGAACTTGGTTATGGCAATCGCAATACCACCGATAGAAATTCCGTTCAGTAGGTCGATGATTCCGCTAAAATCAGCGTTACTCACCGCAGTTATGATCTTATTGATGCCGTTGCCGAGCACATCGAAAATACCCCCGCCAATTTTCTTAGCGGTAATGGATAGTGCTTGGATCAATGCGGCAAATTTCGACACATCGGTATTTCCGCCAATCTTAGAAAACGCATCGGAAATGCCATCTTTCAGACCGACAATAGCGTCTTTGACCTGACCGGCACGCTCTTTCAGCTTCTCCAGAATCGTGTGCAAGAGTTCCAGTCCAGGAACCTGAATCTTCTCTTCGGCAGTACCAAAGAGTTCTTTTATAGACTCCTTCGCTTCATCCAGCGTCGGCAGACCGAGGTATTCACGAACAGATTCGGCAAAATTCTTGATGGCCGTAACAGCACCGCTCACAAAATCAGAGATTTCCTCAATGCCTTTGCCAAAGGCGTCGTTCTTCTTGATCGCTTCGTCAAGCTTGACGAGCCATTCTCCGATAGAGCCGGTCACGCCGAGAACACCGCCGCCTAAGCCGGTTACTTTCCCAAGAAGAGAACCGACCGGACCAAGAATTGCACCGATTGCCCGCTTGCAAATATCAAGAATGGCGAACAGACCCTTGAAGGTGTTCTTCAGGTTTTCGGAAGCAGTGTCACTAAGCGTCAGCTTTTCTGTGAACTTCAGCAGTCCTTCCGTCAGATTATGAAGCTGTTCCGCAGTAGTTGGCGGAAAAATATCACGAAAGGCTTCTGTGATCGGCTTGATAACTGTCCCGATTCCCTTGAGCATATTCTTGAGAGACTCGATCAGCTCGGTTCTGCCGCCAAGGTCTTTCCATCCCTGAAGTACCGAATTACGAGCATCAGACTGCGTATCAATAAATCCGCCGATCGCCTGACTAAGACCAGTCCACAATTCCTTGGCTTCATCAAAGTCACCAAAGAGGATTTCCCAGGTATTCGCCCAGCCGGAGCCCGCAGCTTCCTTTAAGGTGTCAATCAACTGTGAGAATGTCTTAACATCCTGTGCAGCAGCGAATGCCTTCTTGCCGATGTCGGTCGTTTCATCAGCATAATTACGAAGTGTGCCGACAAGAGCTTCCGTCGTCATCCACTGATCCTGCAAAGAATCGTTGAAGTTATGTGTGGCGTCGATTACATTTCCCTTGACGGTCTTATACATTCCGTCTGCGGTTTTCGTCAAAGTTCCGCACGCAACAGCCGACTCCAAAAGCTGCGTCTTGAATTCCACTGTTGCCATGTTCGCGTTTTCAATGGATTTCCAGTCGATCAGCTTGACATATCCTGCGGACAGTGCCTGCGCAAAGTTATACATCGCACGGGAAGCCTCGTTTGCATTTGCACCGGATACGGCAGCCACATTCGACACGCCCTGGATAGCCATAACAGCATCTTCAAGGCCGACGCCGGCATTCGTGAACTTACCGATATTGGAGGTCATATCCTGGAAAGAGTAAATCGTCTTATCGGAATAGGTGTTCAGCTCCTGAAGATACTTGTTGACCTCCTCCAACGATGCGCCGGTGCTCATCATGATCGTCTGAATAGAGCCCATCTTAAGCTCGTATTCGTCAAAGCCCTGCTTGACAGGCTCCAATGTAAACGATTCGATCATCCGTTTTCCGGTATTGATGACCGAGTTGGTAATGTTTGAAAGGGCGGTCACCGCCATGACTTCGAGCGCCGAGAATTTCATCCGAACAGTCTCGACGGAATTGCTAAGGGTCGAAAGGTCGCATTTTTTAGCTGCGTCGCCAAGGCCCTTCAGACCTTTAGCCGCACCGTCCAGATCCAAACCCTCTTTGAGTTTGTCGAGCGTGGACAAACTTGTCTTCACACCCGCCTCGAATTGACGGTTGTCGAATCGCATTTCAACAACTCTCTCGTCGATCGTTGTGCTCATGTCTTCGTGACCTCCTTCCATGCATCATTTGCGATTTGATCAAAAATAGGCCGGATAGCAGGATTGATGTAATCACGCCCCGCTACCCAGCCGCCGGTTCCAGTTCCATGCCCGTACTGCAAAATGATGGCGATTGGAACTCCATTTTGAATATTTGAATTGTGAAATGAGATGCTCACAAAACCCTTCTTGTTCATGATCTCGTAATACCACGATTGGGCCGTTTCTCCAGAGTCAACAGGCGTTGCAGACGCAAGAGCGGCCACTCCGGCTCGGCCATACTGATCGAGGTCTCCGAGATGCACCGTTTCTTTGGCTCTCTCCAAAAACCTCGTCAGCTTGGAGAAGTCGCCCTTTTGTCTGAACGTGATCATGTTTTCCTCCAAATTGCACTTGTTTACTTCTTCAAATACTGAGAACTGCAAAATCCGGTGTATGTGACACCCTTGTAAGTGACCTGAACATAAAGCCACTTTATATTGCCGACAAGCGTGTAGTACCCGTAGTTTGCAACTTTTGTACCTTTGGGAAGTACGGCGAGACTGGCCTTACCGGTTCCTGCGCCATTACGGATATGCAGCCCAACATTCGCCGTGACAACATAAGTACCGGCCAAAGTCTTATTGAAAGACCTTGCTGCCTCAGATGCCTTTTTAGCACTTGCGGGCTTGCTTGCCGAGCCATTACTCGGCGGTGTTGCCGTGTTGGAACCTGTCGAACCAGCTTTGGCAGAATACTTGGGGAGGCAATAGCCTCGAATGTATTTGCCATTCACCCGCAAGGTTCTATACCCAACGGCATCACTCATATTTCCTTCGATGACCTTGATGGAATTTCCGGAAACACTCACCACAATACCGACATGATCAGCGGCACCGGTATTATCACCCACGCCGTTATCTTGCCAGTCGTACATAACAACATCACCCGGAGAGGGGACATAGGCATCATTCTCTTCCCAACGACCGATCTTCTTATAAAGATTGATCATTGCTCCGCATCCGCATTCGGTCGGCGCGATCTCTGTCAAGCCGGCCTCAATAAACACAGCGCTCACAAAAGTTGCGCACCAGGCGTCTGTGTATTTCACGGGGTAGCCTCGTGCAAGCGGTTTGTGACTGTTATAGAGGTCGATGATTTTTCTATGCGAGCCATTGCTTTCCTTGCATCCGAGATACTTCTCTGCGATCGAGACTACTTTGGCTCTCAGTTCTTTTTCTGTCATTGTGTTACCCCCTTGTATTCCACTGCTTCCGTCGGGCAGCGTTCAGCGCTTTATACTGCGCGGCAACCTCCGCTCTCGAAAGCTTCTGAGGCGGCGACCCCTCCACATTACATACATTGATAAGGGTCAGAAGTCGGTTCAGATGCCATTTCTGGCACTCAAACGGGATACCGTAGGAGATCATCCAATAATAAATGACCTCTGCCGTGACGATTTTACGGCTTCCACCCTTTTTCTTTGCATTGGAGATGGTCGTGGCGGTCATCGGAGCGTCAATGTACTCCGTGACCGTCTTCAAATTTGATGGAGTGATCGCTTTATACACATTCGGGTCGACATTCTGTGTCAGTGTCATGCACCGGATGTAGTCGATCGTCTCTTCTATGGTCATCGCCTTGCGGGACAAGTAAGGCTTGTGCCATTTGGCTTCCCATTTTGAAAGAGAGACCAGCGAATGCTCCAACTGGAGCGTCTGCTCCTTGGTGTTGATAAAGTTTCCGACCCCGTCAAACAATTCGGTAGCCGGCACTGTGATCTTCAGCATCGCCGGTCCTCATTATCATCAGTTTTCAGGAACAGCAGGAGCTTCGGCACTCTGATCGGCCGGGGCTGCCTTTTCCGTCTTGGGAGGAACGATGCCGTTGACGAACTCGCTCGCAGCCTTAGCATCGGTTGCCAGCTCCATGAACAGCTTGCTGTACGCCTCGGTCTGAGCGAAGGCATCGCGGACTTCCTGGTTCTTGATGAATCGACGGCCATCCGGAGACTTCTCACCGTAAGCGCGCAGAATGATGTCCTTGAAGGTCTCAATGATGACCTTGCCATTCTGCGCCGCAACGATGCGGTTGATCTGTTCAACGAGACCGCCCTCCACGGAGACCTCCAGCTCAGTCACCTCAGCCTGCGTCAGGTTGAAGTAAAAATCTTCCTTGCGAGTGGTACCGTTGTAGTCGGTATAAGTGATAGTTTTCTTAAGCATGATGCTTTCTCCTTTCAAAAATTAAAGAAAGCGGAGCCCTCGGTGAAGAGAGCCCCGCTTTAGAAGTTCTTGTACCGTGGATCAGCCGGCAGCTTTCAGCAGCTCGATGACCTTCTCGGGCATCGGGAGAGTGGGCTCGGTGGCCTGGTCGCCATCGGTGCCGTACAGCATCTCCTCCAGCTTCGCGAGCTTGGCCTTGTCGGTCTTGGTGGAGTCGATGACCAGATGCGCAGTCGGCTTGAAATTGGGAACATCCACAGGCGTGGTGCTGATCTCCCAGCTCATGGTGGCAGCCTCGGGGCTGTCGTTCACGGTCTGGTTGTTCTTCTCAGAGGGAGAAGCCTGTGCACCGTACACCAGATGGAGCTTGTAGCCGTAGTTCGTACCAACCGTATCGTTGCCGATCAGCGTGCGATAGCAGAAGCCGAACATCTTGCGATCCTGCTGGGCGATGGTGACACCCGGGGCGATCTCAGCGCAGCCGTTGCAGGCCTCGAACTCATCGGGATAGGTGTAAGCCTCGATGGTGGCGCCGAAATCCTCGGCACTCATCAGGTTCAGGTACTTGATGTTGTCCGCCCATACGGCATTAGGCTCGCCGCCAGAGGGGCTCTCGTTAACGGCGCTCAGGCCGTACCAGGGCACACCTTTGCCGTATGCATTGTCCTCGCCCATCGGGAACAGGACGCCGTGGTCGACGCCAGTCTCATACAGACGCTTGCCGGTCTCATCCCATTTGATCTTCATAGCTGTTTCCTCCTTGTAAGGTTAGAAATATAGGTTGAACACATCATGGTTCAAGTTTTCTTTGGTATAGTGGCATTCATGGCTGCACATCGGAAGAAGCGCGATCTTGCTTGGGATCTCGCTGTCAGGATTTCTGTAAATCACAGTCACCTGATACCGGTCGTGAAGCGCATAGGGCTGATTGTCAGCAAAAGTAGGTTCAATACGGCTGCGCTCGTAAACGATGCAGTCATAAATCATTTCCTTGCTGGCGGGAGGCTGAAAGTACACACGGCACTTTTCGCCTCGGTCGGGGCATCCAAGAATGTCAGATAGCGTCTTCTGAAGAAGCAGTCTCTCCATTGTAGACACCTCCGATCGTCAGGATCAATCTTGGATAATGGACTTCAACATTGGAGATTTTCCAATTTGCCCCCATAAAGCCAACATACCGCATTCGGTGGAAATTCTGGTTGGCAAACGGATCGGCGACTATGCTGATCTCATTCGCAACATTGATGTCGTCATTGAGCGTTTCCGATGACTGAAGACGCCTGGTGTTACGGGTCAAGTCTCCGAAGTACATCCGCTCCGTGATCTTTTCCACATATACACCAGGCGCCGTTTCCACCGTTTCAGCATAGCCTACCGGTCCGTAAAATTTTGCCATTTTGAATTTTCTCCCTTAGATGCCGTCGTGACCGGCATCCTCAGTCTGGCCGGAAGAGGCCTTCACGGGCTCTTCCAGTGCGATAGCAGACCACAGTCTGGTCAGCGCGCCGGACAGACGAGTCTCAATCAGGTACTTCTCCTGGTTGAAGTCGATGTCGAACTGATTGAAGCGGGTGATCTCGCCGCCCTTGGTAGAGCCGACGGTGTAGTCACTCAGGTTGACGAAGATACCCAGCAGGTTATGCTTCTTGCCGGTCTTGTCGGTGCGGGCCAGACCCTCAAACTGCTCAGCAGTGTGCAGCTCGTTGATGTTCAGCGCAGCAGCCAGATCAGCCTTGGAGTTGTAGATGCGGCGACCGTTGGTGTCGCGGGCCAGCAGCATCACATTCACCAGATGCGGCGTGCAGAAGAAGTCGGGAGTTCCGGTGCCCTTGAACTTCTCGCGGGAGTAAAGGGCAGCCGTGATGATCGCCTCGGCGTAGATGTAGTTCTCACCGAAACGGGAAGCGGTGCCGGTACCCTGAAGCTCGTTGCGGGCAGCCTCGATGTCCACATCATAGTGGATGGTGTAGAGATCGTCGTCATTCCAGATAGAACGGACATGCTCCTCAGAGATCTTGTGCTCATCCGCCTCATCGCGACCGTCACCGATCAGGATAGCGGTAGCGACCTCTTCCAGCAGAGTCTGACGCATCACACCGTACTGGTACTCGACCACATCGAAATCGGTGATGTCGATGATGTCATCGCGGTGCATGGAGTCAGTGATGTAGATGGTCTGCGGATCGGTGGTGCGCTTCATCAGCTTCATGTTGCCGGAAGGAACCTTCTTCTTGCCCTTCTGGTAACCATGCGCGCGGATATCATCGCCGCGGGCATCCATGTTGCGGGTACGGATACGGCTGATAGGGCTCTTGTGGACCTTGTTCATGACCACATTGACCCAGCCCTGGTCACGGGTGATGAGCTCAGGAGCGCCGGTGCGCAGATCCTTATACTCGGGGAACAGGGCCTCGATGTCGTCGATACCGTGCTTCAGAGTATCATTATGCTGCTCGGCGTAGAGCTTCATAGCCCCCTGAAGAGTACCAACGCTCTTGAGCTTGGCGCTGGCGATGATTTCGGTCTGAGCGGAATGGCTCAGGGTGGTCGCCTGATTGTCCTCAGGCTTCTCGAAAACATTGTGTTTCATAGTCTTGTCTCCTCCTTCGGATTTGTCAGAATGTTCGATGTGGCCGTCGTCCTTCTTCTCTTCGCCATCATCGTCGTCAGAATCGCTGTGGGTCATAGCATTGGCAAGCAGAGCAACCACAACGGTCTTCTGCTTTTCGGTCAGGCTGTTGATGACATCTTCAATGGTGTCGCCATCTTTGGTGTCTTTCTTGTCGCCATCAGCGGACTTCTTGCCGTCATCGGCAGAGTCATCAGCTTTGCCTTCATCTGCATGGGCGAGCGTGATAGGTTCGTTGGCACAGAAGATGACTTCCTGCTCAGCGCCCTCGCCATGAGCAAGATCGACAAAGTCGATGAATGCTCCGGGATTTGCACCGGCGACCACAAGGCTCAGCTCCTTGATGTCACCATGCATCACATTTCCGCCCTGCTGCTTCAGGCCGTTGGCATAGATGGACAGAGAATCCACATCTCCATGCTGCACGATCAGCTTAGCAGCCTTACCGGCAGCAGTTTCGTTGAATGTGCAATAAGCGTAAACGCCATCCTCGCGGTTTTCCAGCAGCGCATGGCCCAGAATATTGGTCGGGTCGTCATGCTGGTGATTCCATACGAGGGGGACGGTCTTTCCGTCGCAATGTGCAAACGCATCACGACGAATGGTGCGGCCATCACTGCACACAAGGTCATTGCGCGTCGCCCAGCCGCTGAAGTCGTACTTAAGTTTCTTCTCCATTTTGATTGTTGTCCTCCTTCGGTGTTGATGCCGGCGTGCTTTCCGCCGATGCGCTCAGATTGCTGTTGCGCAGCTCGTCCGCCTTTGGGTCGGAAGAAGGCTTCATGCCGATCTTCTGCCGGATCTCATTCGAGGTCATGACCTCGTTGCGGGTGAACTTGTCAGTCATCTCAGCGATCTTATCGACAGGCACCAGCTTGAAGGGATCTCGGAAGAACAGGATGGACTGCTTTTGCGACCGAGCAGTTTTGGTGAGGAATTTCCTCTTGATCTCATCAACAATGGCAGAGAGGATTGGCTCAACGATTCGAGTCAGGTAGTTCTGCATCGTCTTATCGTCGGCAGAGCCATCCAGAATGCCCTGGGTCAAACCTAACTGGCTGTAAAGCATACTCGTTAGGTATTCGATCTGGGACATCAGGTTGTTCTCGACGGGGCGATTCAGTTGGACCACATGCTCAGTTCCGTCAGTGTATGCAACACCGTATTTGGAGCTGGCTAACTGGTTCTCGATATCTTGTCGGCGCAATTCCGCCTGTTGACGACGTGCTTCTGTCTTGATGACATATGGCAACTGAATGATGAGGTTCAGCTTTCCGGAACTGTTCTGCTCGTCAATGGCGTCCAGCAGGTTCAACTTTCGGATAAGCCGCTGCATCGTAGAGTTCGGTTCATTCATGACAGCATAGAAAGGATTCTCCACAATGCCGACGGTACTCTTGGGGACAAGAATATCCTCTTTCTCACCGCGCTGGTCATTGTAGACGCGAACCTTTACATGCTGCGGGAACCATTCAAGAATCTTGCCGGTCCGCATCGTCTCGATGTCAATGCCGCCGGTTTTCTCAGGATCAAAGTTTGTATCGACAGGGATGATAGCAACGCAGCCCTCGTCCAGCATCGACATAACAATGTCCTGCATAAAGGCCCTTCCGGTCTGGTCAACATTGGCTTCTACCGTTAAACAGTTATTAAGCCCACTCTCGATGACCTCCTTGAATCGGTCGCTGCCATCCAGTCGCACATGCTGAACGGTCATAGATGAGACATCCAGCGCAATACGGTTATAGACCGAGGTAATGATCGAACGCTCATTTCCACGGCTGAAGAGTGGACGGTCGGGGCGATAACCGTAACTCGGCCCAATCGACATCCGAGAAACATAAGAATCTCGGTTCATGAATGTATTCCATGCGTGTTTTAGCCGCGTGGCAACTGTCATTTCCATTCGGAACTCATCACCTCCTTTATGGCATAAAAAATTCCGCAGACCGTTCAAAGTCTGCGGAGCATTGTAAATGATTTAATTATCTAAACTGCTTGAAGATTTGCGTAGAAAGCTCCGTTTCAGTATAGACAAATAGAACTCTCGTTTCAATCTTCTTTCAGCTTGACTGGTATGCTTTGCTTCTGGGTGTCGCTTGAAGTAATCGGAAATAAACTCTTCCAAAAGCATATTTGTAGACTTAAATTTGATTGCGGAATTAAGCGGATGTTTATCAAACCTTTGCTCTTTCATCATTAGGCCTCCAGAAATTTAGCTGTGCTTTACCCATCGCCGAAGAAGATCGAGATTTAGGTCCTTATCATCAAGTCGGCATGATGTAGCGGTACTAAGTCCGTCGAACATGTTGGCAATTTCAGAAAACTTATCGGGCGTCTCATATACCTTATGGGTCTGGAAATCAAAAATAACAGGCTTGTTATTGATGACTTCCCAAGCAAGACTATGACCGCCATTATGCCCCTTCCACGTTACGGATAACTCGCCTCTTGCAGAATTAGGCATTTTGCTCAATGCGTCATACACATCCCCGATGGCATTTTTCTTAGAAAGATGTATGTCCTCTGAAAAACCACCAGTAAGCCTTTTTATAAAGTTATTAGCGGCATAGATGGAAGAATCATGAGTATATGCATTCCAAGCTTCCTTGTACTCTTTTTTCGTGAATCGTGGCACAAACAGCATTTGGTTCATTCCGTTTGCATCCTGACCCGTTCCAATAAGAGTTTTAGTCGCCTGCACATCATAGCCACGCCTTGAAAGTTCATAGGCAAAAGTACACCGCCTACAATTCATTAAACTTCCGAGAGAATTGCCATACTCAGGGTTAATGCGATTAAGGAACCTCTCTTTTACTTGTGATACGCTCATCTCACCTGTAAAAGAATCGTTTCTTGAAAAGCTTTTATAGTCAGCACCAAGGCTCAACTCTTTTGCTTTTTCGCAGAGTCTATTCAATTCACCACTATCTGCAAGCTTAAAACCAGCATAAGCGACCAATGCGGCTCCTGTGGCAATCGCAACAGTTTTGCAATATTTCTTCTGCTTTTCAGTCAAATGAAACTTTTGGTTCTCGTGGTTATCACTTGAATCGGAGCTGTTTTGTTCATTGTATCGCTCTTTCCCAGCCTTTGTCAAGCTACCGTCCGCATTCTGGAAACGGCGAACGCCCCACTTCTGGCCTTTGATGCCATGGTGAGCGATAAAAGTTTGCAGGTCAGGCTTGTCAAGGTAATCCATGACATCCTCCTCTCTTATTCAAATGCTTCCGGATTCCGCTTGTAAGCGATATAGGCATCCATCATAGCCGACACGGCGTCGATTTTCTGCTCATACCGCTTCTTCATCAGCTTCCGGTTTCCGTTGGTATCTTCCATGGCGATGCAGTTGCCCATGGCATAGGTCATCAGCTCTTCGTCAAAGAGGAGCATCCGGTCTTCGGCCAGCTTCTTCAGCTCACCCAATGGAACGGACTCCGTCTTCGCGCCCTGAATGACTTTCTCAATGCCGAACGGGCCGTTCTCAGCCGCCCAGCGTTCCACAAACTCCTTGGCGTTGTATGGGTCATAGCCAAAGCAGCGGACATCATACCCACACGCAACGATGTGCTCGTCCAAGTCCTCATAGACCTGCATAGGGTCCAGAACCGTTCCATCCAAAACGACAAGACTGCCCTCATCCATAAACTGCTCATACTTATTACGCATAGCAGCGGGCAGCTTATTCAGCGTTCTGGAAGTAATGTAGTTTCTGGTCTTCACACCAAAGGAACCATTACGCAGCGGGAACAAAAAGGTGAACGAACAGAAGTCGTCACCCTGAGAAAGGTCTCCGCCAAGCGCGCAGGCCATCTGCCAGTAATCGCGTTTGCGATGCGGCAGTGTCTCTTCGTAGGTGAAGTAATAGGTATAACCCTCCATCGGCAGTCCGAAACGCTTGGCAAGAATATCATTCCTTGCGGCAGGCGCTTTCTCGGCGCGTTCCACATCAAGCTGATAAGTCTCGTAACTTACCGTCTTTCCGATGTTCGGGTTTGCCTTCATCCACATCTCCGGATAGCCGACCTCGTCGACAGAGTCGAGCTTGTACCACCAGATCGAAACATGCGGGTTTGGATAATCCCCCTTGAGAATGCTCATAAGCTCCATTTTGATGGTGTCGCCGGCGCCATTACGAACAGTACCCTCCGAACTGGTGGCCACGATCAGATAGTCGTCCACCTTGGAAGCGCCCTGCTCGATAGCGCCGATAACATCCTCGCGAATGTCGCCGGAGAGCCACTCGTCTACGGTTGCGATCTTGCATCGAAGACCTTGCAGCTTGTTGATCGACATAGGGCGGATCTCAATGAGAGAGCCGGTCAGAAAGTTCTCAATGCCTTTCTTGGTCGAGGCCAACTTGACGCGATTGGCCTGCGAACCGGTTGTGTTCTGAAGTGAGCCTTGGGTCAGAAATTGGAATACGGGGCCGCGGGCTCTTGTAATGGCAGTGCGGATTGGTGACATGACCTCTTCAGCAAGCTTCATGGTTGGAGCTGTCGTGATCTGATGGGTCGTACTTGTGTCCACATTCTCAAAGAATGATTGGATGCACGAATCATAAATTGACTTAGCGGCGCCTCGTCCAACGATCAGGTATTGCTTGTTCACAAGCCGCTTCTTGATCATCTTCTTGACATAGTGCCCGCCTCGTCCGTCCGCGTTCGGCTCATAGACCGTGCGCTCCACAAAGTAATACCAGCCGAATACCTGCTCGCCCCACAGCTTGAAGCTGTCAAGGAGGTGAAGATCGGAACCATCCGTCAGGGTCATCTCTGCCTCGCAATACTTGATCCAGCCCTCAACGGCTTTATCATCGTAATAGATTCCTGGATTTGCGATCAGATCGTCGATCCGGTTCATCTCCATCGAAATCTCTTTGCAGACAGGGATCTCACCCCGAATCACCGCTTCACGAAACTTTCCGTAATACCGGGGAACAGCAGTATTCGACAGGGCCATTCAGTATTACCCCGCCTTCTTCTGCAACTGCTGAATTGCGAGAGCAATGCTCAGAGCCGAACTGCCGACAGCCAAAACCATTCCTGCGTTGTCAAGCACATCGGAAAGATAGCGGCGGCCTTTGGACACCGACTCCTTGGCAAACAGATCGTTGTACTGCCGTTCCAAAAGCTCACGGTTGATCTGGTCGCGAAGCTCCTTGTCGGTCTTCTTGCTCAGGTCCATCCGCTCTTTCTTCGCAGCCTTGCGGCTGTCCTGATCCATCTTCTTCGCCAGATTGACAAGCTCGGAAGTGGCATCCACAGCTTTCTTGGTCGGCTCAAGCTTGGAGGGCGGGGTCGGCTTTTTGGTCAGATCCTTATATTTGTTTTCCAGAGATAACCGAGTGATTGCCTTTCTAAGGTCTTCATCTTTCATCTCTTTCACAGGATCTTTCTTCTCCTGCTGCTGAGCGCGGCGTTTTCCCTCAGAGGTGTAACTGCCGTCTGAATTCTGAAAACGGCGAACGCCCCATTTCTGGCCTTTGATGCCATAGTGGCAAAGTTCATCCATTTTGACTTTCCTCCTCTCTTGCAGCATTATCGGCCGCCACGAAAAGCCGCCACTCAAACTCGCTGATCTGACGGTTCATCGCGTCAACAGCAGAGGAAGCGGTAGGCAGGTCGAAAAGCAGCCGAACTTTAAGGTGCATATAAGATTTTACAAGGGCAAGCCGACCGGGGTCATCCTCCAGAAAGTCAAACCACTTTTCATCAGCCCCTGAAATGGCAAAGCCTTTCTTTGGGCCAACTCCCATCTGTCCAAGAATGGAAAAGACGGAGTTGATGTGCATGATGAGGTCGGCATCAAAGTGAGTGTAGCTCTCGTCAATTCCGAGAAGCTTCTTCACTGATGTCAGGATGCTTTCAGTCGTATCCATAGATGCACTCCTTACTTGGAAAGGGCAATGTACTTTCTCATACAAAAGCCCTCGACCCCATCAGAAGTGCGAACTTTGTAAAAGTCTTCCGTGGACGCATCCAAGTCAACGCATACCTGCGTCAGCGCGTCAATGACGACCGCAACATCTGCGTTGATGTCAGGCAGTTTACGCACGTTCAGATAGAGACAGTCCGTAACAATACCGGAGCCAGTGTGCGGCTCATTGACCGCTTCTGCCTCAGTGCAGAGTTCCGTCACATCCTGACGCTTATCGCGAAGCTCCTGAATGATGTCCTGCTTGCGAGGATTATTCTGCATAGTCGGTTCCTCCTTTGGTTTAATGTTTCCAGGGACAGGTATCATTCCTTGTCCGCTGCGGTGGTTCGGTGAGCAACAGATTTTTGTCACCGTAGTGAATTGCCTGATGCGTCTCATGGGTCGTTGTGATAAGATACTCAGGGTCGAGCAGAATGTCTGTCCGTTCCAGAAGATCTCTCTGCCGAATCGGGTTCAGATGGTGAATGATGACTCGACCAAATATCTCATGACCTTCGATGCCAAGGTCGCAGCCAAGATCTCTTGTGATCACCGCGTCTCGGATCTTCTTCCATTCCAGCGACCTGTAAAAGACCTGGTTCATATAACGGTCGAAGCCGAAAGTCGTTTCGCCGACGATGCCGTCAAGCCGAAGATACTCAAAGCGATCTTCAAAGGTTGGAAGAAGAACAAGCTCTGAATAGCTTTTAATATTCATCCTCTTCGTCCTCCTGCCCCTGATAGCTCTTCATAGCCTTGGCCGCCTTGAGGTACAGATCCTCCATCTTGGCGGAGGACTCGATTGCTTCGGCCTTTGCCGCGGCAAGATCCCTCTGCTTCTCAAGCAATTCTTTTTCGATCTGGGCTCTGGTGGAGCCGAGTTTCAGAAAATGTGAAATCACCTGAGAGGAAGCAGTGCCGTTGCGCATCTGCTCTTCGGCAACATCAATGGCTAAGGCGATCAGTTGCTTCTCTCTTGCTTCAGGAGTAAGAGCCGCACGGGATTTAGGTACTTTCTCAGATGATCTTGCGGCCTTTGCCATCCTTGCCACCTCCTCTCGCTGTGTTTGATCATGGTATGCACTGTGTTTTGTATTACTTATTTGGACTTTGAGACAGGGCTTGAAAGAACCCACAGAACTGACTGGCTGAACAAGTTGAAAGGAGAAATCCCCAAATGAAAGATGGAGGTAGAGAAAGCACTTGCATGACCCGGTCGTGGCAATTCCATCGAAAGAAGAACACATCAGGAGGTGAAATATCAGCCCTGTGGGCCCGTTCAAACCCTGTCTCGTCACCCAAAACTCCAGTCGGCCGCCCCAACCCCGAAAAACATTTTTCAAAAATATCCCCCGGAGAATTTTCAAAGACCGCCGCGATGCAGAGGGGGTGCTGTTTTTGCGACCCCCCCCTATACCTTTTGGAAAGCAAGGTATTCTCACTAAGCAAAAGGTGACTTGGAGTTAAAACTTATCGTGTTGCAAAAGCAGAGCCAAAGATAAAACCTCCCGATTTGAGCGAAAGAGGCTGCTAAAGCCTTTATGCACTCACGGGAGGCGAATCCTTTGTATCTGCTTTTACTTTTTTGTAGATCCCAAGGGGATCGTATTTGATGATGTCGTCAATGGCACGCTCAAGTTCCTGTTCGTTTTCAGCATCTGAAAGCTGATCGGAAGTCCTGGCTATACGGGCCAGGTAGGCGCAAGAGTGATAGCCTTTGCCTTCATCAAAGCGATACCAAGCATCGTACTGGGTAAAGGGATCATACGGATTATCTGTCGTAGTTAGCGCGCATGATTGAGCCATTTTCTCTCACTTCCTTTCATGAATTCAGATACTTGGAAACTGCAGAAGTCGAAATTCCCAAAGCTTCAGCGATTTCAGCATTTGTGTGGCCAGAATTCGCCATTGCTTTGATTCTGCTAATGCGAGCATCGGACAACTGCGTTGTTCTTCTCGGCGTTGCTCGTTCTCTTACAGTTTTCGGTTCGGCATAGCGCAAGATCTCGCTCAAGGTTGTGTCTGAAATTGCACCAGACTGAATTGCAGTCCATTCGCCATCGCTGATTGTAATGCGAGTTCGCTTTCCGCTTGCGCCAGTAGAATTTCTGGCATCACTGATGGCAGCACGACGGATCTTGGAAATCTCATCTTTGTCAGTAATGTTGTTTGCCTGAACCTTTGCTTTTACACGAGCATTTGCAATTCGTTGAGCTTCTCGTTCAAGAGGAGCATTCAACTGCGCGACCTTGAGAGCAGCCATAAGGCGGTTCACTTCGGGCTCAAAGGCCTTGGCCGCACTGGCAGAGCGCTTCAGAGTAGGGGTAGCCTTGTATTCAAGACGGGCCTTATTGGCAAGGTCTTTCATCTTGTTGGCATAGTCGGCATAGGCCTCTTCCTGAAGCGTTCCAGAAGACATCGAACGAACATCATCAACTGCGAGGATGCGTTTAACTTTAGTGGTTGCCGCTACCGTCTTTCCGGTACGGGGGTCCACATAAGTTCTGCCGGACTCCTTGTAAACGACTTTTCCTGTCAGAGGATCAATGACACCGCTGCCCTGACGCTCCGGTACCTCAACATCCTGCTTTCTACGGGATAAGAGGGTAGAGGCGCCGCCATGGTGACCAGTCTCGTCGTCAAAGCCTTGATACTTCTTCTTGAGCTCGGCGATACCATTGTCTTTCTCAGACTGCCGGTAGTCGAGCTTGTGCTTGGCCGCATCAATGACAACCATGCTGTGTTTGACCGCTCTTGCGATCTCAGGCTCAGTAGCGCCTTTCAGAGTCATGTCAGTAATGAGATTTGAAATCTCACCCATCTGTCTCTGTGTAGCAGCACCCTTTGCAAGGAGCCGAACGCCAGTCTTGCCCTCGGTCGAGTAATCAGTCTTAGGATCGAAGTCTTTCAAATCCTTAAGGGCGGGGGTAGATTGAATTTTCACCCTCCCACCGGTCGGAATGACAACGACCTGGTCGCCATCAAAGTCAGCACCAGAAAGACGCTCTGCAACCTTAGGGTTAATGCCAACAGCATCCCGAATGTTCTTTCCGAGAACGGAAACGGCAGTCGGGTTTTTGTTATTGACCGTAAGCTCAGGGATCTCAAAGGTACCACCATGCGGATAGCGAATTAGCACGACCTTTTCACCATCACGATAGTTCGGGGCAAAGATCTCGGTCTCTTTCATCGCATTGAGCGGTAGTATGACCTGCGTGCTCTGACGAGGGAGAGCAGCCGCTTTCAGATGGACAGCAGCCGAGTCGCACTCATCCGCAAAGTCTAACAGGAGCTTCCGCTTTACGGTGGGATTGTTCAACGAACAGATCTCCGAGAACTCATCAGCAGCATCAGCGTAAGTCAAATCCAACTGCTTCTTGATAAGCTGGATGGGCTGCTTGGAAAGGAACTGGGAAGAAAGATTTTTACTCATCTTGTCCCAGTCGCCCTCTTCTTTCAGCTTGTTGATCGCAGAAAGCTTCTCATTGCCGTCGGCGTCGATATAGTGACTCTGGCCATTAGCCTTAATCAAGGCCCCGAAAGGGTTGTCGGGATCATCCTGAATTTTCTTCAGAACATCCATTTTAGGTGTTCCGGTATGCTTGTTGGTGTTAAAGACAATGTCTGCGCCATCGGGCATATCGTCAGAATACATCGCCATTCCTTTGAGGTAATGAGTACCATCCACAAGGATACGAACCTGAGCATAGTGAGAGTCTCCCAAATCAAGGTCAGCAACGCCGCGACGGATCTCAATGACACCGTCTTTCAGTGCGCCACCCTCATCGCCATAAAGGATCTTCACACGGCTGGAATCAATGCTCGCCGGATACTCACGCTTATCCCAAGACTCGCCACCATCAGTAGAATGGTAGTCGCCAACAGACTTCACCAAATCAAGGTTCTGATAAACCTCTCTCTGGTCAATCTCAGGAACGGAAATAACAGGGGTGATCGTGCGTTTCTTCGGGTCGTTTACCTGGGGAACGCCGACGCCATAGCGGTTATAACCCTCGGTTTCCAAAATAAAAAGAGCCTCTTGAAGAACACCGGTAGAAACGCCAAGCTGCCGCTCAACGCCGGTGCCTACATCAATGGCTCCTTTTTCCGCAAGCTCTTTCTTCAGAATCTCTGCCGTGGCTTGCGCCTTATTCTTATTGGCTGCCGTATTCTCATTCAGCAGTGCGCGAACAGAAGAGTCATTCGCATAACCGAGGATCGAGGCGATCTCATCCAGCGTCTTACCGTCTTCCCGCAAAGAACGGGCACGGTCTGCCTGAAGAGCACGGCGTTCATGCTTTGCGACGCGAACCTGCATCCGCAAGTCAGTCGTCGAAAGATGAAGTTCATCAGCAATCTGTTTTTCAGTTTTGCCGAGCCGCTGAAGCTCTTCAACGCGAGCAAGAAAGTCGCCGCCATGTTGGTAAGGGTTATCACCGGAACCCCACGGATAGCGCCCAGAGCGCCGTTTGACGCCATAGTGCATCAGAATATCTTCCTCTACGAGGTCCATAGCTTAACCCTCCTCTTCTCTAATTTTGTTGATGACCTTATCGGCTGTGATGATCCTGTCCATGATTGGCAGAATATCCTCAACAGTCGGCTTATGGTACAGAATTTGGTCGTGCTGGTAGATACGCAGTTCCATTTCAATGTCGGCTGGACGAATATGATACTCCAAACAGAACAGAGCGGCATAGACCTCCAACTGTTCAATGTGAGCATCAATTTCTCCGGTCTTCAAATCATGGATGCGAAGAAAATTATTTCGGAAACAAATCGCATCGGTCGTTCCGAAACAGTTCGGGGAATAGTAGAGGATCTGTTCCGGCGTCATCTTATAACCAATAGCGTCATTCACATACATGTTCAGAGTCTTCTGAGACTTAGGAAGTTTCTGCCCCAAAAGAATACACTGAGCGGCGAATGCGTGAAGAACAGTTCCTTTCTGTGTTGCCAGAAATCTCACATAGGAGTCCGCGATTTTATCATCGGTGTAATTGATCCAGTGATACTTACTTGCACCAAGGAAGGCGTGCTGACCTTCAAGGTTGGAATGCCTGTTGAAGTTCATTCAATACCTCCTCTTTATTTTCCGGACACACAAAGCGAGAGAATGACATATCGTTCATCTTCTCGACATAGTAGTCCTGATTTGGACGCTTCTTAGCTGTCGCAGACCTCTTGCATTCGAGGGAGGCCCACTTCTCGCCATAAAGAATCAACAGATCGGGAAGTCCCTGAATTTGGTCCATCTTGAAAACCATGCATCCAGGGAACAACGCTTTCAATGACTCGATTAAACGGTCTTGAAATCCGCTCTCAAGTCTGGAACTTCTGGCCACGAAATGACCTCCTTTCGACAAAAAATAAAATGGAGAGAGGGAAATGTGTAACACATCTCTCTCTTCTCCATAAAAGACCCTGTTTTTTCTGCGGAAGCCAAAAAGGGCATAAAAAAAGCCGAGACACCTTTTCAAGCGTCTCGGTCAAATATCCAGAGGGTCAGCTATTATTTCGCAGATACCGAATGAGTATCCAAATCAGCCACAGACCTCCTGTGCAGAAAGTAAGTATCACATCGAGGATCAGTCCACCAGTGCTACGCTTTCCGTTACCTTTACTCATGCTGTCTGTCCTTTCTCATAAATCCGTTATGTTGTCATCATCAATGTTGTTGCTTTCTTTCAGTGCGATGTTACCTCCAAGACTCGAAGCCAAAGCCGCGACAATGGCAGCAGCTACGCCGCCGATAACCCCAATGAGCTTCAAACGGTTCCTCGATTTTTCAGAGTCCTTATCCGCTACCGCTGCGGCAACTTCCTGCATCTGATTGAGAATATAAGTCTTCTGCTCAAATGTCATGTCGTCGTTGTCCAGCATTTTTTCAAGAGAATCCATCACGCGGTTATACATATCGTAACAACTGCGCATACTCTCTCGATCGTCTTCCATCGCTTCCTGGATGACGCTGCGGTACTCTTTCAAAACATCAAGTGAAGTCGAAGCGAAGTTCGGAAATTGCTCAAGAGCTTTCTTTGCAACTTCGGGGTTCATCTTCGGAACCATTGTCGCAAAAGCAATGACTTTTTCTTTTGTCAAATGTCTGAAATCTGGAATATCCAGTTTCTTGAGAACTTGCTGTTCAGTGTAAGGCCGTGCCATGCTCCGTCCTCCCCTCGTAAGAGTGCAAATAAAAAAGGTGCGCCCCAACGAAGAGACGCACCCTGCAAAAGCGCATCTCTCATTGCTGCGACACAATCCTCTTACCATCACTATGGGTATAACGAGTTAAGAGAGGAACACTTGTTGCCAAGTAATTCTCCCATAGTGAAGCGGATAAGAAGATTTAATTGTGTCGCAAGCTTAGTATATCACACTCGCGCACGAAAAGGAAGTCAGAGTTTTTTTGAGGAAAATCAGGCTTTGGCCAAAAACCCACTTTTTCTCGTCACTTATATATATTTTTTACATTTTTTCTTCACACTAATTAAAGAAAAAAGTGGGAAAGTGGGCAGAAATCCCGCAAAGCCTTGTGTACCAACGGTTTCAGCCTGCCCACTTTTCAAATAAAACCGGCCAAAAACCCACTTTTTTTGGCCAGAACCGTCTCTACGAGTCTCTAAACTTGCCCGAATATATCAAGTTCTCGAAAGAAAATGGGCAGAAGCCCATTTTTCAAAATAAAAGTGGCCACGATTTTTGCGCATGAAAGAGCCCCGAATTCTATCTTAGATTAGACAGAACCGGGGCAAATTCACGCAGTTTTGCTAAAATGTTCTCCTCATATAGGGGAGATTCTTCGGAGTTATTGGAATATACTGATATGGTGTGAACGGTTTGTGCAAATGCTTTTTCTGAAGAGACAGGCCGTACTTTTTCGGCGTAACGCCATTGCGTTTGGGCCAGAGTGCTGGATCATTGTAGATTGCCTCAAGAACTTCTGAAAGTTTCTCGAATGGCATGAGGATCTGTTGCCATGCCTCCGCTAATTTTTCGCACATATCCTCGAACTCATCAAAAGAAAACATTTTTCTACCTCCATATCCGTCCGGACCGCTTGTCGATCAGAACGACACGACCTTCGATCTCGAAGTCCGCCAAGTCACACACATCCTTGATAGACCTGAGCAACTTCTTAAAGCGAAGCTCCTCGATTTCAAGGTTCATCATGGCCTGGTAGGCTGTCGGATCTGAGTAGCCCTCCGAGTTTTTTCGGTCGCTCATTGGTCACCTCTTTCTTTCTCCCACTTTTTAAGATCACAGCCGATCTCTTTCAGCTTGTAGGTACAGAGCCAGACATCGTCGCCCTGCTCCATCTCATAACGACGGATCAAAGCCTCGATGCCGCGGGAGAAGTTGTCATAGAATTTTTTAAGCCTCTTGTTGCCGAAGCCGAGCTGTTCACGCAGCTCCCACAGAACCAGAGCGTCGATCTCTCGGATATGCTTTCGATCGTACTCTGCGAGCTGTCGCTGTATCTCCATGTCCATAGCCTTTTTCTCGGCAGCAGACATTACGGCTCCGAACACTCTTTTTCCGGCTTTCTTTACTTTCATGAACGGGTCCTCCCATGATCCAGTTTTCTTTTGCGAAGAACATCGGAACTCCGAAGAAAAGAGAAAGGAGAAGGACCGTACCATCCCTCTCCAAAATAACAACCGGCAAAGATGCCAGCACCATCAATACCGCATAGATCTTGTTGCGGATCAGTTCGCGCTTCCACATAATCATTACTCCTTTATCAGTACGATGTTGACGGAATGAACCAGATATGTAGTTCCGTCAATTTTTACCTGAATCTGATCGCCGTCATCATAGTCTTTCCAGCTCTCGATTTTCCCGCTGATGACTGAACCATCGGGAAGAGCCAGGATAGCATTGTCATAGCTGAATGTCGTGTCGATGATTTGTTTGTTACAACCAGTCAGGAACATCAGCATCATGGCGACAACGAGGAGGATCGCCGCAAGCATACAAAGCGCTCTCTTAGCTTTCATTTTGCTTATCCTCCCCAACAGTATAGATAGGCTTGTCATAAGCGTACAGAGTCGCATGACTCTCATCCGGTGTATCCATCTCCAACACAGTCATGATGGCATAGTTTGCGAGATCGAGCAGCGTATCACGAATGGACTCATCCGTAACTTGCTGCTGGTCACGGTCATTGCAGGAAAGGCGGGACAGGGTCTTGAAGCGGGAGAACTTATCCCCCAGACGGATACGGGCCATAGCGAGACCTTCCTCGACGAAAGTGGTATGGAAGCTGTCGCCATAGTCGTGGTTTTTGCGTGCGTAGAGCTCGTTCAGCCCATCGCAGATTTCCTTATGTCTCAGAACTTTTTCGTTCATCGTGCTCCTCCTTAGTCTTTCATAGGCGACAGGCCAAGTCGTGTCCGGTAGTCATTGTGAGAGATCAGACCGCTGGCTCTCATGTTGCGGAGTGTCTCCTCATCCGGCCACGGGAAGACCGAAACAGAAACACCGCCATCAGGCGAAATATAAATGGACACAGAGCGGTCACGAGCCGCCATTGCTTCATCAATGATTGAGTGGATTTTTTTCTCATCCATTTTCACAAGCTCCTTTCAAATATCATTTACTCTGCGATGCAGACTATGGTAGGCATCAAAGCCATCGGGATAGCGGGCGCGGAGCTTATCAATGTTCATCTGGAAGATCGTCTCCAGATCATATCCGATAGCTTCTGCGCTGATGGCCAGATACCATGCGACATCGCCAAGTTCTTTTGCCATGTGTTCGCTATCGAAAGCGTGGCCTTGGTAAATATGCTTTTTGAGAATATCAATGCATTCTCCGGCTTCGCCGTTCAGACCCATCAGGCCATTGAGAATACGAGGGTATTCCTTAGACATTCCGGATGCGGTCCGAAGTGCCTCTTTCTGGTACTCATTAGGCGTCATAATGTTCACACTCCTGAAAAAATATAAAAAGAGAAGAGCCTGTGTTTCCACAAGCCCTTCCCTCTGGGTAGAGATTAGAATTTCAGCTTTTCGTTGATCTTCGCGATTTGCTTCTCAGCCTTTTTCTGAATCTCGGTGTTCCCGGCTGCGATTGCCAGGTCAAGGATTTCCTGCCAGTCTTCTAACTGGTCAAGCAGCATACCCTTGTACTGGTTATCTGTCATACCCACAGAATCACCACCATCCAGAAGGTGAGAATCGTTGCGTTCAGCCATAGCCTAACAACCTCCTTCCATAATAGGCGATGTACTTTTTGCGCATGATTTCTTTTTTATGATTGTATCATAACAGCCGGAGTGGTGTCAAACGGCAGTGCCGGTAATCAACGCAGAATAAGGCAGACTTTCAATCCGGTCGCAAAGTGTATGCCATTCATCGAGCTTGTGATGCCGACGGGATTTGTAGATATTGGCCAGAACCTCATAGTTCAGCATGACCGTCCGTTTCTGATTGTAAGAGCTCGGAAGAAGCTGGATCATCTGCCACCAGAAGAAATTGTCTTTTTCTTTTATATAGCATTCGCGACAGCTATTCAGAGTTTTTATAGTTGAAGACAGAATTGTAAGAGGGTCCTGAACATTTTCCGGATGTGACGAGAAATCACTAAGATGCTCATGGCTGAAATCATCCAGAGTAAATTCCTTTGCTGCGATTTTGTGCATCGTAGAGCAGGAATTGGCGACCGTACCGACCTTATAGGTGTCGAACTCTTTCCACCAGTATAGCGGGGCAGTGATGTCGAGATAGACGGTAATCATCCGCATGAACTTACGATGATCTGTTCCTGCATTGCGGAGACGGGTCATGAGGTCGAAATCATTTTGTCCAACATCAAAACCGCCAGCGGCACACGCTGCATAACCGCTATTATGATGAACGCAAGTCACACAATCTCTTACCAAATCTTTATGACAACGCCCGCTATCACTCTTCTCCCAAGAGTTCTTAGGGTTCCTCATGCCGCGAATGGCGTGCTCCCAGCCAAGAACTTCGACATTTTCAACTTTCAGCATTTACTTCTCCTTTCCTTAACACCTCGTTATGCTTTACAAGTGCACAGAGAGAGGCGTTCTCCTCATCGCAGAACTTGATGGAAACAGGGTCGACACGACGCACGCCATCTTTGAATTCGACAATGCCATAAACCTGCCCAATCTGACCAGCAGGATGCCCTCCACGAAGCGGACTGGCATCAATGACATTGCTCCACTGCTCCCAAAGATGAAAATATCCGAGTTCACCTTTGACTTCACAAAGGCGTGTTGGAAATTCAACATTCATTTTAAGCCCGGCCATTACAAACCTTCTTTCTGTTGGCCGCGAAGAACCTCAATGCAATCGCAGTCAACCGTAGCAGCTTCGACATTCATAGCAGAGAGCATCATCTGAAGCTCGTCTACGAGATACTTCTCGCTCTTACCAAGGCCGCCGCTTGCGAGAAGACGGATATAGTTCGTCACCGTGATAGGAACAGGAATTTTCTTACCCATCTGAGCAGCGAGCAACTGAATGTACTTGGCCATCGGATAGGTAGCCACAACGATGGTGGCGCCGGTCTTTTCAGACATTTCGATGAGCATGGTTGTTTTGCCACTTTGCCGTTCGCCGATATAAATGGTGCTCATTTGGAAGTCTCCTTTCTCGTTCTTGCCAAGACCTTCTTTGCCTGAGAAGTGGAGCCAAAGACTCGCTTCGTAACGGCAGCACAGAACCCGGCATAGGGATCATTGTGGTCGCCCTCGCCACAAGAAACGATAGTCTTGGTTCCGTCGAGCCAGAACACGATCGTTTTAGGACCACTGAAAATGACCTGCTTTACGCCGAGCGATGCCCTGGGGACTCCGAAAGTGAAGTTGAGGAAAGCCTTAGCAAGAGCCGCCGGAATGATTGCATCGTTGCGCTTCGGCGCATCAAAGAGTGAAGGTGTCACATTCTCTTTCTTGAACCAGAAGAGGCCGTATTTGCTTGCGTGGTTTTTAAGGCCGGCAAACTCCACTCCGACCCGATCATCTGTAAACTTTTTAATGATGCCGAGTTTTCCGGTGTATTTACCACCGTACTCGTCACCGGATTTAATGCTGACTATTGTATCAATGGGGATCATATTTTTCTCCTTTCAAATATCAGTGGTTACTTCTTGTCGATCCGGTTAGCTTTTCTCTCTTCGTACTCAGCCTGCTCGATGCGAACCATGCCGTCCGGACCATCTTTGAAATATCCATTCAGATCAACGACCTCGCCATTGGGAAGAATAAGCTGGAGATAGCCGACGGTATCGAAGTCGCCATTTTTCTCATCGGTCAGAAACTCTTCGACGATGATCTTGAATTTCTTGTCCGCCGGGAAGTACGGAAGCGTGATTGGATACATCTTGTCGATAAGGCGAGTACCGAAGCCGTTTCTGAACGGAATATCAGGGCTTTCTTTGTTGATGAGCTGAACACGGTTGACATCCGAGTAAGTGACCGTACCATCCTCGGCGACATCCTTGAACAGGCTGCTCATGCGCTTGCACTGGAAGTGCTTGATGGGATCGTTCTCACCAAACTCGACCTTAGTCCAAATATCAGGATCGTCCTCAATGGGGGTAAGGCATTTGCCGTCGATGAGGCGGTTCAGGATGCTCTTGGTGATCTGAATGCTCATACCGGAGTGGCCGTCGCGTTCCAAAGACCGATACGCTCTGAGGGCACTCTCATAGCACGCAACACCGTAATCCCAGTCGTCTTTATCTTCGGCACTTTCGCGTTCTTTCTGAGAAGCAAGAGCAACTTCACGAGCCGCCCAATCACTCTCGTCATCGGAAAGGGACAGTACCCGCTCGACATCCTTATCGGTATGGCCGTCCCACTCAGGAGCAGTGGTCACCTCTTTGCAGTGGAACAGGTCCCAGTCCTTGTCCTCGTAATGATAGGTATAGGGCCCCTTTGGCGTGTCGATGCCAACGATGAACCAGCCTCCTCCAAAGGGAGCCTCGCCATCCGAATGCTTGTGGGATTTCCAAGCAAGCGTCGGGAAAGTGTTCACCAAGGCCGCGAAGAGGATGAGCCGCTGATGATAGAGGGAATTGAAGGTATGGAACCCATCGGAGAATTCCCCGATATCTTTCTCGGACATCAAGACTGCGCGATCATCCCAATATTCATTTGCGAAGATCTTCCGGCAGTCAGTCCCAAATGCTTTGATAATTTCGGGCAGATTCTCATTGACAGCATCGAGGTGGATGCCCTGCTCCTTGCAGAACGAGAGTGCTTTTTCCAAAGGTTCGCCGACGCGGTTCGTCCAAAGAATGATTTTGGCGCCAGCTTCCTGTTCGGCCTTAACCTTGGCGATGTTTTTTTCAATCGGCGCACCGATCTCAGGCCATTTGTTTTCAACCAAAGTGCCATCGAAGTCGACAGCAATAATTTTTGCGTTATTCATAATTTCTCCTTTTCATGTCATGCAGCTTTCGGCATCGGCGCAGTAGACCACCCAACAAAGCGACCCTCATTGAAGTTCTTCTTCTCCTTGAGTGCCTTGCTGATCGCCAGATCAATGCCGGAAAAGCTCTTTAGATGGAAGTAATAAAGGTCACTGAATGGCGTCGTCAGACGGTCAATCCGTCCGGAAGCCTGAACCATGACCTTATAGGAATAGTTCTGCGAGTAGAAGATGATCGTATCAGTGGTAATGCAGTTCCAGCCCTCGCAGCCGGCCGTGTACTGCACGAGATAGACCCATTTGTCGCCGGTCGGGATCTCTTGATGCTTGTGACCGTTCCATTCAGCGACTTCGGTCCCATCGGGGTAACCAAGATTTTTGAGAATATCAAGCTCGTAGTCGAAATTGTAGAAGATGATGACTTTAGGGTGATCTTCCATGATCTCCAACACGGCCACGCTGCGGGACTCGTCCGAATTCACCACGCGGCGCCAGTTCATACAAAGCTCAGAAGCCGTTTCAATAGGACGGTCTTCCCAAGGGTTCCAGCGGTTTCGAGAAATATCTTTGTAGAGCGGAATGTTGTAGGAAACAGGCACATCCTGATGATGAGATGTGGTGTGCCGCTCGAACTCCATCGTCACAAGAATGCGATTGCGCAGACGGATCAGCCGTCCGGTGTTGAGGTATCGGTCAACCTTTGGATACTTCGACCTCCAGTCATAAACCACATGTTGGTCGATGAAATCGGTCTTGTTCCGGTAGAACCCATTTGCGATGAAGACGGGGATATAATCCTGCCAGGTATCCCCAGGGGTAGCTGAGAGCAAGATCCACTTGTTCACCTTCGCGATTTTCAGGAATGCTTTTGTCCAAGCCCCGTAGCCGACGACACGCTGCTCGTCAAATATAAAGAAACTATTTTTTACATCTTTGTACTTGCTGATGTTGTTCCACGAGTCGATGACGACCTTGTTCTTGTAGTAATTGCAGTCCTCATGGGTTGAGAGCAGGAATGGAGCCAACTCGTCCTCCCATTCACAGGTATCGCGCTTGCGTGCAGTGGTGATGATGTAAATATCAAGCGGATTTTTCATCGGCGCATCAGGAATGTCAAGATTTCCGCCTTGCTGAAGATAGTAATAGGCGAGAGCAGTTCTGGATTTACCGGAACCAACCCCGCCGCATAGAATGCAACCGTTCTTCATTTTTTCAAGGGCGCTGCGCTGATGATCGTACAGACTGATACTCATGACTTAGCCATCCCGATTAACGCTTCAATATCTGAAAGAGACAGCTCAAGGTCACTCCAATCATAGTCCTCATATCCATCCTCTCCAAGATCTCTTGTCGGAGATACCATTACGGTTGCCGCATAAGCTTCGGGGCAATTCAGCGGATACTCAACACTGATTTCGGTGTGAACAGCATCAGGATAGAGGCCTTCGAGCCATTCTTTTGGCGCGATAAAGTAGAGAGTCATCGTCTCGTACTCATCGCTTTTGTATTGGTCTTCAAGAATGACTTTTTTCGTGTCAAAATCTTTAATGGTCATTGCTTTCACGCTCCTCTCGCAAAATATCCATCATTTGACTGACAACTCGACGAGTATGCCAAACATCGCTAAAGTACATGGGCGTAAACCAGTAGTTCTCCAAAGAGTCACCATTTCTGATCGGATCGGTAAGAGAATTGCCGACCTTGACGAATCCGGCGACGCCGAGGAGCGATAACTGAATATAGCACATGAGCGCGACTGTCTCCTCGATGTCCTGAGCCGAGAAGAGAATATGGTTCTGGAAGTTAAAGCCGGCCTTTTCAAGGTCGTCCCGTGCTACATTGGCAGCAGCTATCAAAGTCGCACCACCTCCGCAGCAATCATCGTGAACGGTGATAAAGCCGCTTTTTTCGACCTGTTCCGCAACATTACCCATTGTCGCAAGCGCCATGAAGTGACAAACATTATAAGGAGTAAATATCTGCTTAAGTTCGTCGCTTCCGAGCCTCATCCGCATATAGACTTCACCAAGAAAGTCCTGATCCGGATTTTTCTCCAACGCGACCGTCATTTCGGCAAGAAGCTCCGGGAATAACGCCTGCTCTTCTTTGCGGTACTTGGCGATGGCTTTTAGATAACGGTCTTCTCGCTCATCATAATGTGTCTTATCAACAGCATTGGAGAATGCGCAGGCAGTCATCAGAACGAAGTCTTTCCAAATGTCCCACGGTCGATTTCGCTCGGACACGAGCTTGTTGAATGTCTCGATGAAATACTTCTTGTCGTCAGCCCTTGACGAGGAAGCTTTTTTCGGAGCCGGCTTTTGTGGCTCTTTCTGCTGATTTGCTGAAATATCAATTTTCGGTATCTCAGGCGGAATGAACGGCTTTGGCTCATACTTGGGGAGCGACTTAGCCGGTTTCGCCTTATGAACCGCGTTCTTCTTTTTCTTAGATTTCCAGAAAGGCATGGGGTCCTCCTTTCAAAAAGTTAAAGGGACGCCGGCTACCTCCTAACCAGCGTCCCCGCAATGCTTATTCCTGCGGATACTCGCTCGCAGCATACTTCTCAGCGAACTCATCCTCTTCGATGGTGACATACATCGTCTTGAGGTAGGCCTTCACACCGCTCTTCTCGTTCTTGGTGCCCTCCTGGATGATCCAGTTATAGGGGCGGATGATGAGATCCACATTGCTGATCTCGGCAAAGTCGAGCGCGCCGATGGACTCCTCATCAAGAGGCGTCTGCTTGCGGCGGGTGACCATGACGACCTTGGGCGGGAAGTTCTTGAAGCTCACCGCGACCTGGAGATAGTGGCGAGGCTCGTCACCTTCCTCACGGGGAGGCATCACGCGGATATTCCAGCCGTCTTCGATCAGACGCTGAGCATCGTTGTGGTCCTCGATGATAACGCAGAAATTGCGATCGCCGGCACGGTTGTACTTGTCCTCCTTACCGGAAAAGTTCCGGAAGATAATGCGGGCGTTTTCGATGATGATGTTGTCAGTAGCTTTACGACTCATGATTAAGACTCCTCTCAACTGTTAAAATGATAGTGGAATGGGCTGTAATGAACTCGTTCCCGAGCTTCCTGGTGTGCCAGTTCCTCTTTTTCAATGCAGAGGGTGCAGATGTTTTTCATAGGCTGCGGCTTCTTTTTCCACCGATAAATATTCTCGCAGTTTCTCAATCCACATCGCCTGCAAGTAAACCAACGAGCACCGTCTTTGGTGAAGCTTTTCTCCATGGAATTACCTCACATCAAACGGTGTACTGTTTTCTTCGTGGGGTTCGCCGGGGCTGAACCAAGGCGGCGTGTCAGAAACATACGGGTCTTCAGAAACGAACCACTCGAAATCGCCATACTTGGAAATATCGGTGGCCGCAGCATCAACGAGAGCATCATAGTATCTCCGGTCAATGCAGTCTTCCTTTCCGAGAATTTTGACCATCTCAGATTCCATCCATAGATAGTCTTTTGTTCCGACGACGGAATCGTACTTGACATTGCCGTTCTTATCGGTGTTTTGACGAACGAGTGAACCTCCACCACAACCGGACTTAATCGGGGTAAACAGTCCGACCTTTCCGATGAACTGCAAAGTATGACCATTATCAAGTACAAGGTTATCCTCGGACTGTATTGCCATGTCCGGATTGTTGATATAGGCCGCGGCTTCATCAGGGCTTCTGTCAATATAAATAGCAGAGGTAACGGACTTCGTCTCACACATATCCTCGAAGATGATCTCCTCATGCGAGAAGAGCTTCTTGAAGACATATGGGATCTGGAACTGAGTGCCCGTGGCTGTCCACTCACCGGCGTGCTTACCATCTTTGTACTTGGCAATATAAACGGCGTTGTTGACGAGGCACATGCGATCATAAGTCGCTTCATGCTCGAAAATATAACCGTACATCTTGCCGTAGTCCATGACGAACTGAATGATCTCAGGCGTAGCGTCCGGAATCTTGATAGAGTCCGTCTTTATGTGAGCAACAACAAAGCCCCGTTTCTGAACCTCGTGCTTGAGGTTGATCATAAACAGGGCTCCGCGCTTGGCGACGATATTATCTTTGTTACGGTTGTCATGGAACGGATTCTCGAAGCTGGCCGAAGTCAGACCGTAAACGGAGTTGATGGCAATTTTTAACGCCTGTGCCAGAGCATCGGCGGCACTCTCGTCTGTCAGATACTTTGCCAGAGCGCCGTTCAGCATCTTGCGAGCCTTGTCGAACTCCTTATGCTTGATGGCGACACGAGCATCACGGATCTCACGAAACCGCTTCGTATAGACAGGCCCGAAGAGATCTTCTGCGATGATGCTTGAGGGATGCATAGAAGCAATATCCAGCAGAGCGATATTTCCGTACATACCAGGCTCGGCATAGACATAGCCACCCTCGCCAACTTCTTCGCCGCGATAAGTAGACTTGCCTTTGTCGAACTTGTAACCAGGGAAGATCGGACGGTCTTTCTTGTCAAACGCCGTATAGTTGTCGTATTCTTCCGGCCCAAACTTGAACGGCAGATCGTCCATGCTGCGAATCTGGCTGGCATCACCCATGTCGCGGTAATTGAACTGATCCTGCGGCTTCTTGTTTCCACCGAAGATAATCTTGGCGGTCAAAGTGTTCGTGGTATCGTTGACGGTCATTCCAGCCACATCGGCCAGGATCTCACGAGCTATGAAGTCAGCCTTACGGGCATTGAATACTGCCTCCGTAGCAATGACATCATTGTCACAATACCCGGCGACCTTCTGCCACATGCTCTCCGGAACAGGCTGGTCCCACGGAAGGCCAAGTTCCTGATGATGGATGCCGAGTTCAATCTCCCACTTCTTCAAGCTCTGTTTTTTCGAGCAGAAGTCGTAAACATCAGTGTAAGAGACATTATAGGCTTCGCCAAAGAAGCAGTTGTTGCTCTTGGATTTCTTTTCGCTGCCGATGATCCGCTGAGACAGGTTGTAAAGCTGCTCATTGGTATAGCCCATCAAGCGAGCATAAAGAATGTGGTTATCATACCGCCGGCAGTTGAAGCCGATGAGTCGGAACTTCATCAGGCCCTCGATGTCCTCAGAGGTTGGGTTGATCATCCGAACCACAGGTTGTGCGCTTCCTGCAAACTTCCAGTTCACGAGGAAAAGGTTCGGAAACACCTCGACATCATAAAAGACGAGATCAGCGGTTTCGTTCTTGGCCGCAGGGGCGGCGTCAGCAGATTTGAACGGCATCTTGTTAACGAGCTTGATGCAATACTCTGCCTGATTGGTGCTGTTGGCGGCAAAGGCCAGGACGGCATTGCGCATATCGGTAACATCGTAAACCATGCCGCTTTCATACGCATCCGTCAGAATCTTGTGGATAAAGTCGATACTGGGCTTAGTTGCAGGGTGAATCTCCTTGTTGAGATTTCTCTTGATTTGAACCCTAAGCCCTTTCTCGCTCTGAACCACCTTGTTGTTTACCATGCTGCTTTCTCCTTTCAATGGTAACCCAGAGCTTATGGTTGCAATAGGTAGGTTGTTGAACTTAGTGAGTTTCCGGCGCAGCGAGCTTTTTCCAGTGAAGACCTTCACCTCAATATGGTCGTCATAGATACGGCTCAGCCTTGTCGGATCGCCGGTGTAAATATAATGTAGATGGATACCCTGACCACCCTTGCTGACCTCGGCATAGGTCGGAGGCCACTTGCTCGCCTCTGCCAGGTTCAGGTCAAAGCACTTATTGCCATTCTCGTCAGGAATGTCAAAGTCGATGACGATATGGTTCTCAGGCACCTTGACATAGTGGAGCTTAGAGGTATCCAATTGCGAAAGAGTCTTCGTGACTTTTTCCCATTTCTGCGAGGGCGTTTCTTTAGATGTGGCATATTGAGCAGGACAGTCCGCACAATCTTTGTCAAATGCGGATACTATTCCATCAAACTGAATCAGCCGAGTTGTGGGCTCCGGCTTATCAATGATGGTCTGCTCCTCAAATTTTTCAGTTCTGAAGCCACTGTAATAGCTCCGAACACGAGTGCCATCTTCCATACTGAATCGCTCTGTGTAGTCATGGAAATAGTTCTTCAACTCTTCCTTGAATGCTCTCTGGCTGAGGGGGTACGAGACCTTTGCTTCCTCATTATAGGTCTTATACATCTCCCAAGCAGCCTTGAGGGACGTTCCGTCTTCACGCTTGAAGACAGGGTAGGAATCAACGATGTAGTTGTAGAAGTCATTGGAGGCCCCCAACATAGCAATCGGAATATAACCGTCGTAGTAAGCGGGATCTTCCAGATAGACCTCTTGACAGTGGTAAGCAATCGGGCCAAGTTCAAACGGGATGTGCTTCATGATGGTCTTGTATTCGTTCGGCTCGACCTTATCTCCTGTTGGGGAAACATCAATCAAACGTCGAATCAGACCGGATTTAGCGTCCGTAATACGAACCGGTTTGTTTGTGCCCATAAAGAGGAAAGCCTTAAAACGGTTGGCGTAAGTTGATTTGAACTTCTCGTTGACCGTCATCAGCTCATGCGAAACAAGGCTGTTAAGTCTCGTGTTATCCTCAATACGGGACAGGTCGCCATCATGTTGAATGGCAACCAACGGGTTCGTCTTGAACGCCTCCAGCGCAAATGCATTACTTGAAGAACCGAGAGCCTTAGCATCGAATACAGAGTAATAACCATCAAAGAGCTGCTGAATGATGTTGAGCACCGTGGACTTACCGGTACCAGCGGCGCCGTAAAGCACCATGAACTTTTGCAGCCTCTTGGAGTCACCGGACACTACCGAACCAATGGCCCATTCGATTTTGTGCCGCTCGGCAGGAGAGTACAGAACACTCATGAGCTTGTCATAAGAGTTTGCCTCACCCTGCTCAAGCGGATAATTCAGCATCTTGCTGGCATAGTCTTTTTTCCCCGTTTTGCTGTTTGAAAATATCAGTTTCTCGTCGAGCATATGGAACTGGTCCTTCATCTGCTTCTGGCAATATTTGTGCCATGTATCAATCATTCCGGTTTCCGCGTCCCACATATGCATGACTCGATAATTGTCATCAAAACGCTTACAGTTTTCCTCGGCGTATCGGTCCAGTTCGCGGTCGATCAGGTCAACCGCATCCTGTTCATCAGTCGACCACAATCCCCGTTCCTCAATCCAGATAGCGTAGAAATCGCCGCCTCTAATCATGAGGTCGCTGCTTTTCTTGATGATAAACTTGGGATAGATCTCGATGATACCACGCTTGCCACTGCGCGTTGCAATCACCAAGAAGTCTAACATTGATTACTCTCCTTCGCCGCGCTCCAACTTCTTTACTCGAACAGAGAGCTGATAGACCTGCTCCTCCAGCTTCCTGCGCTCAACCTCGGTTGCTGCGGCAAGGACCATCGCCCCTACCGCAATCAACTTGAACATCTTCATGCTTCGGGCCTGCCTCTGCATCTGCTTGCAGAAATTCTTAGATGGCATGACCGTCACGAAAATATCATGCGTGATCGTATTCATGTTAAACTCCCTTCTCTGATGATCTCGTTAAGATAGCAATTCATCTGATACCAGATTTCCATAGACCGCATATCAAACCGAGGGTTACGGATTGTGAACAGACCGCCCTTACCATCCGGTGCGTAGTCGTGATCCATAAAACGGTCGAGAATCTCGTCGACTCGAACAGGATCAAACCGAACATCGCTCATGGAACCAAGGCCCAAACTGACAAGCATACTCCAGAACCACTGTCCGGTGCGGTTGCCAATATCAGGGTCTTCCATGATGTGTTCTTCACATCGAATGGCAAGGGCGATCATCATTTCAAGGATGCTGCAAGGCCGAATATCAAGGCAGTTGGCAATTACAGCATCACGATAGCCTTGCTCGCGACCGAACCGATACCTAAGCTCGATGCCATCCTCGGCCCGGTTGCCGTCCATCGGGATTGTGTATGCAAACTCCGTGTCGTGGAGCTTGTAGAACAGTCGCCGGTAGGACTTATTAGAATATCGGTCGTCGACCACGAGCCGGTACATCCACTCGAAATATGGATCATTAAGCTCGTTTTTGGTCAAGGTCAGACCTCCTCGTCATTATTCGGAGGAAAGTTTTTCTTCTTGAAGTCGCTGAAATCACGCAGATCCTTGAGAATCTCGTAGTCACAGCGCTTTGCATCACTCCTTACGAACACCGAATCGTCTTCGTATTCGCCGAAGTGGTCCAGCCCATCGCCGATGATTTCCTCCACATCATCAACGATTTCACCGCACTCATCAGCCAAGACGCCATCGGCGAAGTAGGTCAGGCTAACTTTCGTATAGTCTTCAAGTTCTCCGAATTCATCAGGAGAGATGACATACGGAACTTCACCAGGCGTTCCCGAGGGCTTCTCGTCAATCGTTCTGGAGTAGTCCTTATAACCAGCCTCCTGCAAACGCTGAGTGTACTCGGTAATGCTACCCTTATCCATGTTCTTGGCAGCATTTACAAGCGAGACAGTTTTTTCTTCCGTTGTCGGTTTCTCGCGCTTGGCGTATGCTGCTTTGACCGAGGCAATCTCTTCCTCGGCGAGTTTTGCGTACTTATCCTTCAGATAGTACCAGGCGCCTGCTGCGCCGATAGTAAGGCCTGCCACAAAGGCAAAGCCGGTAGATGCTTTACTCATCTTCGTCCTCCTCATCGTCTCGGATGCTCATGACGGTCATAGCCAGACCACCAAAGAGTAAAGCGCCACTCAACAGCAATCCGCCAGTGATGTGACGCTTACGCTTTGTGTCAAGAACATAGTCGAGCATGGAAATGAAATTCGCAATTCCCTCCATGTCAGTCACTCCTTGTAGCTGAGGACTGCTGCTCCGCCCACCAGGCAGAGGCCGGACATAGTCGCCAGGGTATAAGAGAGCAGGGAAAGCATGATCTTCTTCATAATTGTTCCTCCTTTTAATCATAGCTTGAGAAGTAATGGTTTCCGACCTGGAACATAGGAACTCCATAGTCGCTATAATGGCCCGCGTTGAAGAACACGACATCGTAGTCAGTACGATTTTCCAGTTCTTCTTCAACGAGCTTTACCAGCTCGTCCATAACATAACAGCGGGTAATACGGTCGCCGTACATACCTGCATACTGGTTTTTCTGCCAGATGACCTCAGAGATCGTGTCCGGGAAATGCGGATTGTCCACACGATTAAGAACGCTGTCAATGACCAGTCGCTGGCCCTGCTCGCATTCTCCCTCGGCTTCCGCCATAGCGCAGAGAGCAAGAAGCTCGATCTCCTCCCTCGTAGCCAAAGGCTCCGGTTCGGGCTCTTCCTCCAGTAAAATATCAGTGGATGGAGCAGGTGTCTCGACGATCAGAGAGAGAGGTTCCGTCTGAATCATAGGCTGTTCCGGAACCGTTTTGGTCGTCGTTGCATTTATCACAAAGTTACAGGATATGAAAATCGCCCCGACGAAGATAAGAAGGCAGATAAGCAATTTTTTCATCGGCTTGTCCTCATGCAAGATAGTCATTCTGGTGGTCGACGATCTTGGAAGTGATGTCGCCGACAACATTGAAGTCCAGAATGAACGCGCGCTTGTACTCGTCCGAATCAGCATCGTGACGACGAATCTCGGTCATACCGAAGTCGACAAAGTTGTCGCCGTAAGGCTTCTTGTCGTCATAGACCCAACCGACAACAGCGCCGGCTTTGGTGCGCTTGAAACCGAGCATATCGTAAACTTCGTTCAGGAAGAGGTGACCCTGGGACTTAAGCATATCATTCGCCTGAGCCTGACGAGCACGCAGATAGAAGAGGTTCATTTCAGGGTCCTGCTTCCAATCGGAGTGAGTATCATCAAACACCTTTGCGTAAGGGCCGTAGTCAGAGCCATTCCAGTTCTCGTCTGCGACATTCACATTCTGCTTGACCTTCTTTTCCTTGCCCTTGTCGTCCGTGACGGTCTCTTCGATCTCCTGCGCCTTGATGTTGTAGCGCAGCTCCTTTTCAACCTGCTCGCCGAAACGCTCGATTACGCGGTCACGATAATCCTTGAAGGACTTATCAACAGCAGCGTAAGCAGCCGCCAGAGCGACATTGCGCTTCTTCATGATGTTGTGGCTTGCGAGAATGCTGGCGATAGAAGCTGCACCGAGCATGACCGCAGGGGCATACAGCTTTGCGAACTTCACGCCAGTCTGAACATAGGCGATGGCGAGATCTTTCTTGTGATCCTCTTCGGAGTAGGACTCACCGGCCTTGGTTACGCCGTTTTCCTTGGCCTCACGAATATCAGCGAGAAAGTTCTTAGACTCCTCAACGATGGCACCTGCCTTGGTGGTAGCCTTGCAGGCCAGAACGGCACTTGCAACAGCACCTACGATGCCGATGACGGCAAGAATTTCGGGGCTCTTCTTCTGGAGCCCAAAGCCGACCTTGGAGAAGGTACGCTTTGCGGAAGTCATGATTTCATTAGCTTTCATGGTAATAAATCCTTTCTTAATTGTAGTTTTCAGCTCAGTTTTCAAGCTCTTTCATGTATTCGTAATACTCGGACTCAGTCGGGAACAGCATCCATGTTCCGTCGACGAAGCCTCTGTACCCGCTTGAGACAAAATATCCGTACATGACTGCACCTCTTTTTAGGTGATTTGGATTGCTCTGGGAAGCTGCAAGATGTAGCCATCCCTCGTTCGGGCGACTCTGGCACTCTGAATATCAGTCCAGCCGTACTTATCAGCCATGTAATTCTGGCAAGTAAGTCCGGCGAGGTCATAGAGATCCAGCACGCTGGCCATGCCATAGTTGGCAATAGCAGATTCCAACTGATCGAGGACGAGGTCTGCATCTCCACGATTGTCGAAGATAATATCGTCGAACTCAAACCCCGCAACAGGTCTTGGCCGCTGATTGTAGTTCCGGCGATCATCTCGGCGAGGATCGTCATAGTAGCGCTGATACGATACCTTTGATCCGGCGTTCTTCCTGCCGCCGATGCGACAGGCTTCGCCAAAGAGAACGATGCTGACAACATCGGCGATGGCGTTCTTCAAACCGGGGATAACGACATCTGTGATGATGAAGGTTTTAACATCGCCAACTTCATCAGGCATGAATATGCCGGCAAATTTCTTGACTTCGCTCTGCTTGCGGGTCTTTGCTGTGCCGTTGACAACTTTCTCCACCCGTTTGGAGGGAGGACTTGTGTTTTCTCTCGCGCTATGCGAGTTATCAGGATATTCAGGCATTAGTGCACCTCCAAAATTTGATAAAAAGAAAAAAGGGAAAGCGCCCTGTTATTGGCACTCTCCCTTGTAGAACTCCGCAATTTACTTTTCTTAGTTTTCCTCGGAATCCTCGTCTGCCGAGTCGATTTCGGCCTTGTCGGTCTTAGCGGCTTCCGCCAGCTTCTTCGCAGCGACCTTCTCTTCGATGATCACCCGCAGCTTCTTCGCCCCGCCAATCACAGCGCAAGCAATGAAGCCCCCGATGCCACCGGCGAGCAGGGCACCAGCACTAGAGCTGCCCTGAGTCTCGTCGACTTCCGTAGCTTCGATTTCCTCGATCTCGTTCATTCTCTTGTCTTCCATAGTAAAATTCTCCTTTTCAAAAGTATTTTTTGTTGTTTGGTTCTCCATAATAGGAGATGCAAAATCTGCGCTTACCAAAGGTAAATAGGCGGGTGGTTGTGACCGACGACAAGGCAAGGCGTTCCATCATCAGCCAACTGTGTGCTGAAATCGAGGTCTATGTAGCCTTTTCCGTTGTCAATGTCCCACCCGAGATGCTCTCCGACCTCAGCCTCGCTCAGATCGATCTCATCGTAGAAATCATTCAGCGAAACACGCATCTCGTCGCGCATTCGTTTATTCAGTTCATTCATAGCACGCATCAGGCGGTCGCGATCGGACTTGAAATATCGGTTTGTAAGGGGGTCGAAGCATAGAATATCACCACCTCCGGTAATGATGACCTCGCGTTCGCCAAGAGGGTGCTTCGTAAGCGTCTCCTTGGCAACTGCATCACGGATTGCCTGCTCTTTTTTCTCGCCGACTACCTCAACAGCCTTCTCTTTGTACTCCTTGAGAGCCGTTTCGGAGATGGAATAAGCCGTTGCAAGAGCAGTGTTGCGGCGAAGATTTGCAGAGCTGGCGCCTACAAGGCAGGCTGTGGACAGCACGCCTGTAACAGCAGCCGGAACATAGCACTTCCATGTGGTGGCAACGATCTCCTTGTTGCTCAGACGCCGGTTTTCCTTGATTTCTCTGGCGTCGATGAGCTGCAAAGCCTTGGGCGTTGCTCGAACGGCAGATACAGTGGTGGCGATCATCCCGGCAATTCCGATGCCGGTGAGGATCTCAGGGCTGTGCTTTTTCATTGACTTCTGGGCGCTTTTCAACGCCTCGATAATGGTTTGTTTTGTCATTTGAGTTCTCCTCTCTAAATAGTGTCAAGCATTCATCGGCGAAATCAGCGGCAATCGAAAATATCAGTCCTTCATCCGTACCATCTGCGATAGATGAGAAAAGCACCATTTTCATGGTGAACTCCTCGATCACATCTTCCGGATCTTTCATGGGATGATCCATAATTGCCTCGATCATCTCCCATGCCGCCCATCTCGAAAAGCAAGACTCTTCAAAGTGATGGCGTGGCCAATAGATTTCGGGTTCATCCGATTCGTTGAGATAGTCGAGAAGTGCTTGTACAACCGTATCATTTGTCATGAGTTCACCTCGAAAAAAGAGAAGAGCCCTGTTTAGGACTCTTCCTCTTCGTTTCTGGCAGCAAGTGCTTCGTTGACCTTCTCCTCGATAATTGCTTCCTGCTCCTTGTTGTCGGCCCAGCCGGATAACAATGTTCCGATCCCGCCAAGGACGACTCCCGCAAGGGACAGCAGCTTAAAGATATTTCTCTGGTTCATAAAGCATGACCTCCTTTCCATAATAGGCGATGTAGTTTTTGCGGGAAATCAATAATCCCACGCAGATTCTGGTTGAGGGCCGAACTCAGCATCGACGACATAACACGGAATCTCTCCGTTCAGTCCATCATCAACCATAGCCTTCGAGTTATCGAAGTCGATCCAGTACATGCTATCAGACAGCAACCAGCCAACAACATCTCCGCCTTCGACATGGCTTATTCCAAGGAAGTCGTAGAAATCGTTCAGAGTTACGAACGCTCCGAGAACCATATTCCTGTTGATGTGATACTCTGCTTGCAGGACTTGGCTGATGGTTGCCTGAAAATATCTTTTGGAGAAGCTGTCGTAGAAGAGTCGCTGCTCCTCATTGGCATCTTCAAACTCCAAAGATGAATTGGAGAAGCCTCCGGTAGCCGTAATAGGCGGCATACTGCTTTTCTCTGCGGCGATGGACTCCATGATCTTCTTGTGAGCATCTTCGCCATACAGTTCTTTCAATTTATGCTTATAGTCAGAATAGGATCTGTTTACGAGCGCATAGGCGCTGGCAAGAGACGCCTGCTGCTTTTTATTGAGGGTATTCGCCCCAAAGATGCAGATGATCGTAGCGACGCCAGTGGCCGCAGCAGGTATGTAGCATTTCCAGCATGATTTGACAGCTTCGAGCTTTGTTGCAGCATAAGGGTCGCCATCGTGATTTCGCCTGCTGTCAGCCTTGATAAGACTATCCGCTTTCGGAGTCGCCTTGACAGCCAGAACCGCGGTTGCCACAACGCCAGCGGCTCCAATGCATGTCAGAATGGTGGGAGATGCTTTCTTCAAGCTCCTCCCGATCTTAGGGTCGAGTTTCATCTGAATTCTCCTTTCATTTCATTGCATTTAAGAGATCTAAAATATCAGCAGCGACCGAACTGGCAGTTTGAAAGATCTCGTGCATCTCTTGGTTCTCTCCTGAGTGATTTGAATAGCGAGCCATCTTCATTGCGAACTCGTTTGTGAATCTGATAAATTCGTCGACCGATCCATCGGAGCGATGATGGAGCCGCTTGCGAATGTAGTTCTCAAGCTCTCTGATCGCCCACTGTTTTGTGCTTGCCTCCTTGAACTCTTTTTTCCACTTCCAGAGAAGCGGAGGCGACCATGCATCCATGGTGTACATGTCGCACAAGATCAGTTCAAATTGCTCGATGTTCATGCTTTCTCCTTTCGTCCAAAATAAAAAGTAAAGAAGCAGTATCGGACTCGAACCGATCACCTCTTCACTGGTTTTGTGAAGCGCTCTACCACTGAGCTAACTGTTTCTCCATAATATGAGTTGCAAAATCTGCGGAAAAAGAAAAGAGCCGCATAAAAACGGCTCAATTTCTCAGATTCCAATAGTCTTCAATAGTTTGTTAAGTTCTTCTTTCGTAAGGTCCGCATCCAAATCCAGATGGACATGAGTCTTATCGTCAATGACTGTCGTCCGGAACTCATTGAGCTGAATATCTACTTCACAGCCCAATTTTGTCCGAAGTACCTTCTTTACGATCCTCGATACAAGTCCTGTCATGAATTTCGATTGAATTTTCATCTCATCCATACTCCTAACCCCTTTCATAGGTATTGGTATCCATAATAGGGGCTGCTGGATTGGCGCTAAATATCACGGCGGTCGAAGACTGTTTCCCAACGCTGCTTTTGCAAAGGCTTCATTTTCAGCGCCCACATGATTTGCCGAATCGTTACAGTTGGCCAGAGCCCGTCCGTACAAGTTCCGGCCCGTTCATCAAAGAATTCCTTGAATTTCGGGTGAACATAAAGGGCATCGGTCAGCCATGCATCCACCTCTGTCCAGAATGTGGACTTGGTTTTGGCATCATACCGCTGTTGGATCACGGCAAGGCCTTTATCTCCGATTTCAAACAGTGTGCAGCTATCGTAGACCGGATGGTCGCAAATATAACGCTTTCCGTACATTGAAAGATAAATTGTAGGCTTTTCATAGTGATATCGCATCTCCATCTCCAAAACAAAAAGAGGAAAGCCCCTGTTACAGGACCCTC